AGTCACTGAAGTAGTAACATCTGCGGCACTTACATAAGTGTGTATTGCAGTAGCCAATAATTCAGCAACTTTTTCTTCTGATCCTGCCGCAGATCCAATTTTAAATGCGGACTTTATATTAGTTTCTAATGTTTTTTTAAGCAGTGGCATACTGTCTCCTTATGCGGCAGTTGTGAATGAATTAAACCACGTTACATTTGTGGTTAAAGATTTTCCCCCTTCATTTGTTCCCCCCACAGTAGATCCGACTCTTAAAAAATATCGAGTTCCCGCACTTAAACTTGCACCAAGTTGTATTTTTATTTGTGTTCCGAATTTACCGCACGGTGTAAGTGTTCCATTACCTATAGCGATAGTGGTTCCTGGAGAAAAATCATGAGCCGTTCCTAATTCTATTTCTGAATTCAATGCAAACGATGTCACATCAGGAACTTCATTAAAGTGTATGATAATAGGAGTTGATTTTGATATTACTGAAGATTGACTCGGCATATTTACAGCCAAAGCGGAACCTACTTCTAATTCTATTTCTTGACCGTCTGCGGTGTAAACAGAAGCGTTCACTGCTTTAAAATCAATATTTGTGGCAGTATTAGCATAATACAATGTAGTAGAAAAAGCATTCTGCAAATTCATATCACCTTTATTTTTTGCTGTCTGAGTCACCTTAGCATAGAGGTTTTTATTTTGTGTTAAATTTAAACTCGTGTTTGACAATATTGCTGGTTGAAATTCAAATACAGTTTCATTATTTGAAGTAATAAAGCTTGTACTCAATGGTATTGTATTCTGAAACCCGCTATCGTATGAAAGTAATATATTATAACCACTACGGACAGCGGAATCTACAGCATTAAAATTAATACTTTCATCATCCATTGTTTGATTAAACGTGTAGATAACATTTGACTGAACATTAATAGAATTTTTAATTGATCCGCTTGTTGACACTAAACTGCCATCAGTATTAGTAAAAAACACATTTGCTACAATTGCAGTAGATGCGGTTTTAAATCCTGCACCAACCAAACCAGCTGTCCCAGCACTTCCTGTCCAAGCATAACCGTTCGATGTTCTTCCTACAATCCTTTCTATTGATGAAGTTCCGGCTAAAAATTCATTATCTTTTTTATTGTCTCTATACAATATTCTTTTAGTTCCTGATGTAAAAGAAACAACATTTCCTTCTGCGGGATCAGTTATTGCAACATTATCAATTGTAAAATTAACAGAACTATTTACTTTACACTCTTCGCCAGGAACCAAGGATTTAATAGATCCATCTTGACCGGGCAATTCCGTATATCTAATAGACGTTATAGCAGAATCGACTTCAATAGCATCTAAAATTTGTCCATAACCCTTTGATGTTGTTCCCAAGAACGTATCTCCAGCAGTTAATCCAGTAGTTATTGTTCCTGTATTTGATTTAATCGTTAAAGTAATAATACCCGATATAATTTCCCCTGGAACAAAATAATCGGCAGAAGAAGGTGGATTGCTTTCTATCGAAAAAGTTTTTATAGAACTCACATTATCTGCTATCATTTGATTTCCTTCTTGCGAAGAATCACGAACGCTCTTAAAAACTTTTAAAGTATAAACAGTGTTTGCTGACAAATTCGCTACAGGAGTGAATTTAAATGTATCATTATCTTCATCTGTCGATGATACACGCGGAATCGATGACATTTGTACAACTGTATTGTAATTATCAGAAGATAATTGGACTGTCCCGGTAGGCACCGTACTTGTGGTTGCAGAAGTTATTGAATTTATATTCATACTCTCGGAAAACTGAATTACTAAAGATTCACCATTAAAATTTATGGGAACAGATTGATAATCATCAGGAGAGGTTATTTCAGAAAGAGTTCCGCTTTCAAAAACTTTTCCCGCAAATCCAGAAGCACCAAAATCACTTGAACCAAATATTTTTTTAATTTCTGGCGGATCTTCGTCTTTTGAATAAATCACTTCTTTACCGGTTATTGGATCTCTGACAACCAAACCAGTCGCAATACCTTCAGTTGTTGTGAATTCATAAAGACTATTTGTTTTTCCCAAATCTTGAATAGATGTTGTTGCTTTTATTTTATATCGATGTTCTCTTTTAAGAATTTCAGGAATAACCGCAAAAACAGAATTACCCGCACTTGCTACTATTGAAACGCAAGATTCAATATCTTCAAAACCAGAATCGGATAACTGTATTGTGCTTGAAGATGAATCTTGCAAATATGCCCACGAATTAGAAGTTACAAAATCCCCAGTTGATCCATTTGCTGAAATTAAATGAGTACTGTTCGCAACTATAATGGTGCTTGTATTCATAGATTGACTGAAATTTATGAATATAGAATTAAATCTTTCATCATAAGTAGCTCCATTATCATTACTAATTTGAAGTTTGGGATTGCCGGGAGCGGGACTCTGTACACCTGAAAAATTACTAGTTGACCCCATATCATATTGAAAAGTATTTGAAGACGGAACATACAAAACAGTTTTTGTCGTATTATAAATCGATTGAGTAGATCCAACAATTTTTATAAAACTACCGGTAGATAAATTATGAGGATGATTTGTAGACACAAGAGCAATAGCACCTTTTCTTGTAATTTGGGTAATTGTCAATTTTCTAGGAAACGATCCTCCATTTTCAGGAAAGGTTGAAATCACTTTCGGAGCCGATGAATGAAAAGGATGCACATTATGTTCAGGAGAAGTATTCGCTTTTATATGAAAGCGAGTATAAGTATTCTGGGTCAAAGAAGTTGAAATATCAACTATAGAATTATTAACAAAAGAATCAGTTGTGATTTTTGCTTCAGAATCAATTGGAACATATGATAGAGTTGAATTATTGAACTTTATTAAGTTCCCTTTTGCACTTGAACTGGTTGGTCCGCTATCTTTAATTGTATAAAATGTTTTATTCATCAAGTTATCGAGCCCATTAATCGAATTTTTCTGAGAGACAGATAATGATTTTTTTCTTATAGTATACGTATTAGACGCACTATTCGCTGATTTAGACCACATTAATAAATCATTTTTATTCACATTTCTGTAATAATTTAACCCACCGGCATCACTTGCTCTACCATCCACTGGAATAGAAAAAGTGTCTGAAGTAATTTCTGTTATTGTATATTCACCTATAGTGACTGCATTTCCACTTACGACATCGTAAATTTCGATTTTATCATTATCAATTAGGTGATGATTTATGCTAGTTATCACTATAGGATTTGTAGCAGTATAAGTCACATTCATGTTATACGAATCAGGCTCTAATTGATATGTTAATTTCGTCCCATCTATAGATTGAATTTTTAAAACAGTTGATGCAGAAATTGTTCCATTTGCCCGATATAACCTCATATCATCCCCGCTCTCAAATTGTGGATGAGCATCGTTTGCTGAGACAGGACCTATTTCAGTTCCAAGCAATGAAGCAGGTTCAACTTGCATTGAAAATCCGTTATAATAATCGTTTGTAGTCACAAAACTCATTGTATTATCAGTAACAAACCCCTTTTCAGTATTATAACTAATTTTTGATCCAGTCCAGTCAACTAAAGCATCATTATCTATTTTTAAAAAATAAGTGGTATTAGAAGAAAGATTTGCTTTTGGGGTAAATTCATAAGTTATATTATCATCTGTTTTTGCAAGAGAAGACATTTCTACAAATTCGTCAATTGCAATGTTAGTATATGCGGTTTCTGGTAAAGAAGTCAATTTTAAGGATTGTAGATTATTGTCATCAGCAACATTTCCGGTAGTTCCAGTGACAACATGCGTTAGACCAATAGTTCCTATTACATTTTGATAAGCAACAGGTAATTCAATATCTTTATTAAATGTTTTGACAGAACTATTATCAACTTCTTGTGTAAACTTTATAGAAATTTTATTATCGATATCAGTAAAAATAGAACCGTTTTTTAAATCATCATTAGAATAATAATCCACGCCAGAAATACCAGATGTTCCAGCATATTCATATATTCCCGAATCACCAGCACTTCCGCTTGATGAATAAGTTGTATAAGTTCCTGTTCTAGAAATTGCATTGTTAGACATTAAACCAATTCCCCAAATTCTACAGTTACAGGATGTATATCAAAGCCAATATTCAACATTTTTTTTTCTCTTAATGATTGTCCTTCGAGATTGGTGATACCCCGTTGAACTAAAATTTTATATTTTTCATTAGATCTTGTCAATGGGACTTTTGATTTTAAATCCACATTAAAAAATTGCTGTTTAAATTTACCAGTTTCTTCATCAGCATGAGCATCTCCTTCAATACTAGTTTTTGGTTGTTGATCAAATTGATGAAAAGATGTGTCGTCAGAAAACGAAACAGCTTTGGAAACCAACGATAAAGACGATGTTCCTTGATATAATACAACCGTATCATTTTCTGTAGGGGCATTCGCAAAAATAAAATTACCCATTTGTATTTTTGGAGAAAAATCTACAGTTTTTTCCATTTGTTTATTGATCGCATTTCTAGCAGATTTGTCTAATTTATAAGCATCGTTTGTAAATTTAATTCTTATAATTCCATCATCATCTATTCTTCCCAAGTTCTCTATTTCAACCCAATTACCGTCGCTGTCTTGTCCTTGTATTTCTTTTACATAAGGTGCTATTTTTTGAGCAATACTATCTTCTCCATCATATAAATTAGCAAGAAATCCTTGCCCAAGAGTTGCCAGTCCATTAAAATTGTTCATAAACTTATCAAATTTTAATATATCAGGACCCTGAGCAAAAAACACAATAGCACCAGAATATTTTAAATTATCAAGCTCACTTAAGCTTTTAGGGATTCCGTCGGGTTCTATTTCATCATCAGACTTTACTCCTGGTTTTAAAACTTGTCTTTTCACCGTTTTATTTAATCCAGTAAAAGGGTCTTGTATTGTGGCATCTATTTCTATTGTTTCAAGACTTATCTCTCGTACTTTATTTTTAGCAGTCTGCAATGCTTTTAACTTTCCTAGTTTCTCTTTAAAATCACTAACACCATCACCATTAAACATAACAGAATAAAGACCAGCCGCATTTAATCCCTTAGAGAAAAATGCGATCAATTGTTGAATTTGATCATTTAATCTTTGTATTGCTATTATTTGTCTTTCTAAAAATGCTATGTACTCATCTAATTTTTTGGATATACTTTCAACTTGTTTTTTAAAACCCTTTACCATGCCAATTGCTTCTTGTATAGTTGCACCGTATGCTGGAAATAAATCTGATACTCTTAAATATTTCCAATTAGGCGAAATATTTTTATTAGACGAAGAAATTTGAAACGGTTGATTGGGAGGACCATTACTATCAGCTTCCGAGGGTATTCTTGTTTTCCAAGAATAAACTACACCATTTGGTGGAGATATAGCCCCTTTCATATCAAAATTTAAAAAAGCAGTATCATATGTCCCATCATAATCTAAAATTCCTAATTCAATTTCAAGCGTATTCATTCCGATGGGTCTGGGCGATGCTTGAGAATGTGCTTTATCTGAATAAATAAATAGTTTATGTCTTGTTAAGTCATCCAAGCTTTCAATAGACTCCCCACCAACTTTAATATTAGCAACTCGCCACTGCACATTCAATGACGGAATTATATCTAATAATTTACCGTGATTAAATTGAAACGCACTACCCGTTAATTTAGACTCATTATAAATATTTAAATTTCTATCGGAGGCGTCAAACGGTTGCAAATATTGATGATCAATTATCGATCCTTTTTTAAGATAACGTAAAAAATTAAGATAAGAATCTATGACACTTGAACTATTATTACCTTCTAATAAAATATTAAGTCCTTTTTCAAAACCGCCTGCAGACTCACACTCATTTCTAATTCGATTTCCCCATGTTCCAGAAGGTATAATTTCTGTTAAAATGGGACTACCTTCTTTAATTGTCCCGAAAAAAGATCCAGTTGCTACTGAAATCGGTTTTTCTAATGTATCTGTTCTAAAAATTGCATAATTTTCAGGAGCAATAAATTTACTTGAAATCGCTCGAACAATTGGTATTGTTGCGGAATTAAGAGGTTTATGGTTTGTTTTTTGTAGTTCACCTCTAACATTTTTCACCTTAACATTATTTTGTATAACCATACCATTTAAAATAACTATTGGTAGATGTTCAATAACTTCAGCAGAAAAATTGGTAAATCCTAATATTCCACCCTCTTGAATAATTTTATCTCCTGGTTTAAACATGGGCAGTTTATACTTACGGTGAGTTTTATGTATTCCGTTTTTATATGTCCCATCTTTAAGATCTGTTCTTGGTTTAAAATCCGCAAGTTCATAGAACCACTCTTCTGGACTTTGTAAAAATCCAAGGTCTTTTCCTGAAGCCCTTTTTATTGCATTATCAGTTCCTGTTGGTTTATAAAGCGATTCTCCTAATGAAATAGTCATTTTTGTATCATCTGGCTGGACTAAAAACGCGGACTGAGCCAGTTCATCTCCTAGGGTAGAACCAAAATAATCCACAAACGATTGTATAATTTGAATTACATCATTAATTGTTGGAAGAGTAAACATAATCATAAATGCTTTATATGGACCAGACCCAGTTGGTCTATTGCTATCTGGATTAGATCCTGATAAAGATTCTATTATTTTATTTACACAATCTTTTGGAGTTAATTCTTTAAGGATTGCATTTTTTTGAGTAGCATCAATTGTAGCAAAAAGCGCATCTTTAGCTCCTTCAACAATTTGTCCAGTCACCGATTGTGTTATGGATCCGGGATCTGTAAACCCAGTTAAAAATGCATTTTTCTGTCTTTCGGCTGTCGCCGCGGCAGTATCAGTATAAAAAACAGAAGAACCTTTCCAGGATTCTGGATGAAAAAAATTACGAATACCCATCAACGAATCATAAATCAAAGCCCTTGACAGACCAGAACCATCATTTTTGGCATCAATCAATGCTTGATCAGGTGTAAGTAAAGTTTCTCCGTTTTGCGTTTTTACAAACAAACCCGATTCACTATAACCAAGATTTTGAGCATCTTGTCCATGCAGAGCGGCGACAAGACCAAGAACTGCTTCGTCTAATTTAGAAGTATTCAATGATGGAGGATATGTTCCATCTTTCCACGGCCAAACAGAAACACTACCAAAACCCAAACCATCCAATTCTTCAAGTGCTTCTATTAGAGCATCAATGGTTTCAATTAAAGCCGCAGTAAGAGGATTTTTAAATGCCTGCAAAAACATTTTTGTTGTTTGAAAAAACTGAATTAACGTCTCTGAAATTCTTGAAAATTCAGCACCAAATGCAGATAGCCCCTTTAAAAATTCATTTAAAGCATCACCCGCAGATCCACCAAAAGGCGAGCCCTCCATTTGTTTTAGAACATTATCTTCAGGATTTGACTCAGCCACCGGTCTCCATTTCTTCTAATTGTTGTTTTTTTGCAATATCTAACTGATTTTTTAAAAATGATACATAATCATCATTAAAGTTTTTAACTTTACCCAAAAGGTCTATCATATTACCGTTAATTATTGGCTGTTGTTCTAAAACAATTTCTTCGTCTTTTTTATTCATGATTGAAACACCTTGTCTATTTCTGCATCAAATCCAACAAATTCACTCATATTTGTTGCCACGCCACTCGGACCAGACGGGGTTGGAAAAGTCATATTTTGTAATGCTGTTGATAATTTTTTTAATAAAGTATGAATATCAGATCCCATTCCTTTTATAGAAATAAGTCCTGAGCTATCCATTTTAATATTAGCTACTTTATTTTTAATTTCTATATCTGTACTAGCATCAACAGAAAATTTTGTTCCTGCTTTTAGTTCAATTTTTCCTAGAGTGGCATTTACAGAAATATCACCTAACGTAGTACTAACCGCCATTCCATTTCCATTTAATTTTAAAGATGATGATATTCCTCCAGGTCCACTATTTAATATAACACCCCCCACACCGCTTGTTGGATTTTGAGATTCAATAATAATCGATTTACCTACACATACTTTCTTCATACCTGGACCAAATATACCCTTTACGATTTCATTTGAACTTCCTTCTATTGTCATTTCATGATCCATCGCTATATTCGTTTTAGAACTTCCTGAAATAGCCTGTTCATGACCCTTGGCAGTTAATTTAAAATCTCCAAATTCTTGTATCATGCTTTCACCAACCAGAGTAGTTGGCGCTGACTTATCACCAGCCAATGTTCCCATTTGCTGTAATTGAAAGTTAGATTGTCCTTTAGCTGTTCCTATGATTGTAAGATTTCGTGCTTTAATAGTCATTTCACCGTCTTTTAAATCAATATTATAATTTCCTTTAGTGACTTCCATGTTTACATCACCATCACCATCGAACAGTAAATGATTGCTTCCACCACTTCTAGAATTATAAACATGATTCATTGATCCTTCAACATGTTTTATTTCATCTCCATAAACATGTGAATGAACATCTGAATCACAAAGAAAATACGATTTACCAACAGTATTATCGACTCTAGAACCGTCGGGTAAAAATTCAAGAAAACTTTGAGTCCTATGTAATATTCTAACTCTCTCGCCACCCGGAGAATCGTCTAATTCAAATAAATGGCCACTTTCAGTATATGTAACATGATTATATGGATATTCAGGATTAAACCTGCTTGAAGGTAAAGACCAAGGAGCCCCGATAGCTTTTCTAATACCCGTATGCAAACTTATTTGAGTCGCACTTAAACTTCCTGCTATTCTATGAACAGCCATTTCAATTTGAGATTGAGGATGTGAAGTAGAAACCGGATCCCAGAGTTGTTGATCATACTGTTCAACAAACTTTTCTCTATTTAATCCTAATAAATTTGTTGAAGGCAACGACATAGCGGGAATACCATTCCTATCAAATATTATTCTATTTTCATCAGGATTCCTAGAAAAAATCTGAGAAGTCAACAATGGAGGGTTGTTTTTTTTATCAGGTAAACTAGCAATGGATCCGGGAGATCCAGCACCTGAACGTTTAAAAATATTTGCTTGAATTTTCGACTCATCTTCATTTTTTCCGAACCAAATCCTTCCACCTTTCATTGGTGTTTCCCCTACGAAATCATAATGTTCTTCTTGAGCGAAACCCTGACTATGTTCTATAACTTTTGCTGAAATTCCTGAAACAAATCTATCGATATAAAGAGGTGGATAGGGGGCATTACGCCTTTCCCAAATGGTTCTAGAATCATTAAACCCTCTATCAGGATTTGCAATATTTTCAGGAATTCCACCAGATGTCCCTAAAACAACTGGTTCTTGGGCGGCTCGACCATCTCTAAAAAAACCAAATACGTGAGTACCTTCTACTAATCCAGTAGGAGTAGTACCAATTCCAGATATTGCCGCTGATGTTATTGGCTGAATAATATCTGCCCAAGGTAAATCGCCTGTAGGTATTAATGTTTTATCATCTGTATGAAATCCAATACACCTTACTTTAACTCTACCAAGAAAAAGAGGATCTTTTCTATTTTCAACAACACCATAAAACCAGACAAACCCATCTGTTCCCATAAAATCTTTTATGTCATTATCGTTTAAAAAAGTTGAACTATTCATGCGACACCTCCAACGTCGATGCCTAAATCTATTCCATCCATGATAAATTGATCATCTTCTGTGATATTCAATTCCCGAGAAATCGTACCTCTTTCAAAAGAGGTGCCTCGTGTATTGTCAAGTTTAGAAAACAATGTATCTTTTGCTAATTCCATTGTTGTCAAATAACTGTTACCGTGTATTATCGAATGTTGAATTTTCGTTATTAAATATAATCCCGCATAAAAAGAATGTTGTTCGTCTGGATAATAATTTGAAGGATATTTTAATTCTATTATTTCACCTATAACTCTATTGTGATCACCGGGCACTGTTATTTGCGTTATTATATTACTCAGTTGCCTTGTTTGAGCATAACTTTGTAACAACCACCTCTCAACTTGTTTATCCACTGAAATAGCGCCAATATCATTATTCGTCATAATATTCTGTAATAGTTTTGTGATCATTTTTTCGTTATGTTGAAAATTCGTTGATGCATACTTATAAAAAGTTTCAGATGTATCCATCCCATAATGCTCATCATTTGTTAATGGATATTTTTCTCCCGTTCTTCCGACATGCCTAAAATCATCGAACTGTTTCCGATAATCATACTCATAATAACTTACTTGATGATTTGCTTTATATAACTTATTAGTTAATCTTTTATCAAAACCGCTTGACGGAATAAATGGTGTAGCAGACGATTGATTTATAGAACCAATTCGGTGAGTCGTTGGATCATAAGTCAACAATCTTCCAGAATACATTCCTTCAATTAAATTATTTAAAACATTAAAAGTAGATTGTATTTTATATTTTACTACTGTAAGTTCTTTTTGAAGAGGAGTAATTGATAAGGCCTCTACTGGTCTTATTACGTAAGATGACATTGGTACATCAACTGATGTCGCTTGTGCTGGTTTTGAAACTCTTACAGCATTTTCTGTTCCAATGCCATCTCTACGCAATGTTTTTTGATCATCATAATCTAGACCAGTTTCGTCTAATAATGAATCATCAACTTCAGCCGATGACTGGGTAATTAAAGGATGCAATAAATCAGATAATGATTTAAAATAAAATCCAAATTTATTCTCATAAAATACAAATTTTCCAAAATTTGCACTTTTTTTCCCCTGTTGATTCATTTCGACGTTTGAAGCAACCGATTTTTTAGTAACCATATCTATTGCTTGAAAAGGTCTTATTGTAGGAAATACAAAATGCATTCCATAAAAAGTTCCATCGGTATCTCCTTTCCGATCAAAAGTTAAATCTTTTTTATGACTAATAAAAGAATCTGAACTTATATAATTATCATATACATCTTCAATAATAGTAGAAGCCAAAACAGATTTATAGGATTTTGACACTCTATTTCTCAAATTAGCAATAAACTCGTCTGAACAAAAATCCAATACATAAAATCTTGTAGGACCGTCTTCTATAGTAGCAGATCTTTTAACAATTGTATATTCAGCATCCCAATCTGGTCCACCCAATAATTTATTTTTTAACAATATACGTATTTTTTCTTGTCCAATAATAGGAATTCTTTCGTCTAATCCAGCCACATCAAATATTTTTACATCACCGGTTATAACATTACTTTCAAATAAAGATTCATTTATTGTAAATCCAGCAATCGCTGAATTATTTTCAGAATCGATTGTGTATGATGCCCCCTTATAATTTATGAAAGTTATTTTCCAGACCGAATCAGTACTAAAATGAGAATCTACATGTGACATATTATATCTTACCTAATTAAAATAAAGGGTTCTTAACTCACTCATAATTTGCGCAGAATAAGTATTTTCTATTAAAATAATTTCTTTTTTTTCATTATTTTTCATTAATTCATAATCATAATTATATATTATTTTTCTTTCTGAATCATCAAGATCATTATATGTTTCTTTATTAATGATTGCAACTTTTTCCAGAATTTTGCCAGTATCCACAGTCGCTTTAGATTCTGTTCTTAATATTTTTTCATAATGATGTATACCCGTTCTTGCAGAATCAAGTGAACCATATTTTTCTTCGATAAACAGCGTTAATTCATTTCCAAATAAGGGCCAATCATATAAAGGATCTAGAATATGATTTGCTAAAAATATTAAATACGTATAATCAGAAGATCCATAATATCGATGAGCTATAATATCAGGCCTTTCGAATTCCTTTATTCTATAAGGATAATATGAAGAAATATTTTTTAAAATTTTATTATTTATATCTACTCTGGACAACAAATTTGTTGCAAGCGTGGCCCTAATCGGAGTAACTTTATCTATATTATAATAAAATGTTTTATAATTTCTAAAAAATTCTGACATTAATAGTCCTCCGCATGTGATCTATCTAGAGTAAAGTTTTCTTTGAATTGAAGCTGTAAATTTATTGATGTCGGTAAACCATTTTCTTCAAAAAATTTAGGTGCATATTTCGCTTTAAGTGATGTTAAAAAAGAATTTCCTATACGATGTAAATATGTATTTTTTTCTAAATTACTATAAAATTGAATCCTATATGTATTAGGAAAAGAAAAGAAAGCAGAATTCATTTTGTTTGAAATTTTTAACGTTGTTTTCTTTTTAGACACTCCCGGATGATGGTCCAATCCTATTGGATCATATGACACTATTTCTTGTTCGGGCTCGACAACATTGGACCCATCTAAACTTAACTGATTTAATCCAGGTAACATACCGACTTTTAAATTGGTTATAATTTTCATAAGGGCTTCGGATTCGCTCGCAGATTTAGGATTAAAGTCAAAAGTGAAAGAATGTTGACGTAATTTTTTTACTCCTGTAAATATAAGAGATGTATATGGATTTCTCGACTCTCTCATAGACATGGAGGCCACTTGTTCTCCTTTTGCGTGTGAAGGAGCTAATGCACCAAGAGCAGATGTAATATTAAATTTAATATTATTTGCAAAATCTCCTCTAACACCTTTACTATTATATGGTGAAGCTTGTTGCATAACATCTTTACCCATTCTTCCATAAAACTCCATTGATTTTTGTATAAAACCGCTACCAGATCCACTTGAAAAAGTCTCAAAATTTTCTTTTAAGTCTTTTGTTATTTGATGAGCATTTTGAGACAATATATCTCCAAAAATACCTAAATCCACATCGGAATAATCTGCGGAATAGTGTGTTTTTAATGAACCAACTGGCAAATGTAAAACAAAACTTTTACCTCGTATATAATAATCACTTGCCTCATTACCGGAAGTAATTTGTTCAAAATTCATCTGAGCATTAAATGCATCTTTATTTTTAATGGGTGGTTTAAATATCAATTCTGATATTACCATAAAATGTTGCAATCCTTTAGTTGTAGCAATACCTTTAGGATATTCGAATCTATTTTCGCCCAATAAACTAGTTAAATTGCCGCTGGGATTTTTTGTTATAGCCATTTATCTTTCGCTCTTTAATAAGTTTTCCAAGTCAATTTATACATATCACCATAATCCTCAATACATCTTTCTCTAGTATAAATTTCAGTTTCTTTAATTGTCACATTTAATGTAGCTGTTAGTGGCGCATTTGTTTCTTTAAAAAAAATAGGATTTTGTGTTCCTGCAGAATATTCAACTGTAAAATCTTGTATAACCGCGTTCTTAATTGTTACTAGTTTATTCTTATTTTCTTTACTATAATCGTTAGTAGTAGGAAAAAACGTAATATTAACTTTATCTGGCATTGTTAAAATTCCTGTACTTTGAGAAGACACTTCATCGTCTCGTCTTGTTGTTACTTTTTCAGGTAACATTGCGTGTTTAAAAGTTTCAATAATTTGTTTTATGGTATTACTTTCATTAGAATTTTTAGGCATTAGCACAAACGAAAAAGAAAAATCTCTAAATCCCACACTATTAAATACGCTTGTAACATATGGATTTTGTATCGTATTTAACCCCTTTGCTACTCCCGCTTTTAAACCAGGAGTTCCGCTTAACACTACATCTGAAGCTATTCTGGCAAAAGAGCTTGGGTTAAATGAAGATATTCCTGTTTTTGCAATATTCGATAATCTATCTATGTTTATATTTCCAGCCGCCGCTCCTACTGCAATTGCACCAGCAACATCAAATTCGGCATTATCATAGGTTACATTAATAGCATCATTTATTTCCGGAAAAGGTAGCACTACACAAGAAGCTATTTTTGAAGCTCCGTGTTCAATAGTGGCAAATTCAAACATGCAAAATTTCTTTGATTCTGGATCTTTCACAGAAGATCCGAGATTTCTTGGAAATCTGTGAACAGGAATACCTGTTTTCGCATTAATTAATTGGTTTAACTTAGTGTCTGTGGTCATTATTCTCCTTATTATACATAATATTTAGCATGAGTTACAAAGGGAAATATAAAATAAAGAATCTAAAAAAGTATAGGGGAGATCCTACTAAAATAACTTATCGTTCTTTATGGGAAAAAAAATTCATGAATTATTGTGAAGAAAATCCTATGATTATTGAATGGTCGAGTGAAGAAATAGTTGTTCGCTATAGGTCTCCTATTGACAAAAAAATACATAGATATTTCCCTGATTTTTGGATTAAGGTAAAAAGAAAAACTGGTTTAACAGAAAACATTATTATAGAAGTCAAGCCCAAAAAACAAACATCTCCTCCCAAGAAACCCAAAAGAGTTACTAAGAGATATTTATCCGAAGTATACACCTTTGGTGTTAATGAGGCAAAATGGAATGCGGCTATAGAGTTCTGTAAGATCAGAAAATGGCGATTTGAAATCATTACGGAAGATCATCTTTTTTAACTAAATATAACTATGGCTCAACAAAATCAAACATTTTTAGATAGATTAAAAAACGCATTGAGAAGGAATGAAGGACAACCAAAAACACGTAACGCATCACAATGGTTTCGTAGAAAAGTTGGTGCCCTAAGATCAGAATTGCGAAGTAGATTTAGTGAAGTTGATACAGCAGACGAATTTTATAAAACTGCTAAAAAATCAGGCACGGGAACAATATTGCCTGGAGCAATGGCGTCCTATTTTTATGATCCAAAGACTAAAGAAAAAATGAAATACTATGATAGATTTCCTTTAGTCATGTGCGTAAAAATGTATGGTAATGGATTTCTTGGTTTAAATTTTCATTATTTACCCCCATTACTTAGAGCAAAACTGATGGATGCTATTGATCAAACTAAAAGCGTAAATTATGAAGCCCTTTCAAAAATTAAAGTGCTTAAACCAACAGTAAAAAGATATTTATATAAACATATTACATCTAGAGTAGTAATTATAGACGAAGACGAAAAAGAAATTGCATTATTTTTACCAACAGAAAGATTTAAAAAAGAAAACAAACTTGTTGTTTGGGGAGACAGTAGGAGAATGATTAAATGACTTTAAGCATAGACAAATTTAGAAATACCCTAAATGTCAAGGGCGGTCCTGCGCCAATAAATAGATATGAAGTTTATATTCCGAGAGGTGAAATGAGCGATTTAACATTTCGTTGCGAACAGGCAGAACTTCCTGGTAAATCCATACTCACAGTTGAAGATAAATTATATGGACCTGTAAGAAAAATTGGGTATGGTCAAATGTTTATTGATACTACAATGACATTTATTTGTACTGCAGAAGGATGGGAAGAAAAATCATTTTTTGATGATTGGCAAAATCAAATAGTTGATCCTGATACGCATGACGCTTCATACTATGAAGATTATACGTCTGATATTTGGCTAAGAACATTTACAGAAGAAAATAAACCATCGTATGGAATAAAATTTGAAGAAGCATATCCTTTAAATGTGGGAGCGGTAAATATAGGATGGGCGCAAAATAACGAATACGCAAGACTTAGTGTCACGTTCGCATATCGAAAATGGAGCCAATTACCAAAACTAGTTCCCTTAGACGTAAATTTAGACGTAAATAAAAATAGTT